ATGTTAATTTGGTAGTTATGATTAACGAGCACTTCTTGAAAGGAACGGTAGGAGTATAATGGCCATAAGTAGAGGACAACTAGTTAAAGAACTAGAACCAGGTCTAAATGCACTATTTGGACTTGAATATAAACGTTACGAGAATCAGCATGCTGAAATCTATACTACTGAATCTTCAGACAGAGCGTTTGAAGAAGAAGTTATGTTATCAGGTTTTGCTCAAGCTCAGACTAAAGCAGAAGGAAGTGGAGTTGTTTTTGACAATGCTCAAGAAACTTTCACTGCAAGATACACACATGAAACTGTGGCTCTTGCTTTTGCAATTACTGAAGAAGCTATTGAGGATAACTTGTATGACAGACTTGCTAGTAGATATACAAAAGCATTAGCTAGATCTATGGCGAACACTAAACAAGTTAAAGCGGTAAACCCTTTGATTAATGGTTTCGGTACATTCACTTCAGGTGATGGTTCTGCATTATTTGCAACTAACCACCCAACTGTAAGTGGAACTGTATCAAACACATTAGCAACGGCTGCCGACTTGAACGAAACTTCATTAGAGCAATCATTAATTGACATTGCTGCAATGACAGACGAAAGAGGTCTAAAAATTGCTGCAAGAGGTGTTAAAATGATTATCCCTTCTGAACTTCAGTTCACTGCTGAGAGACTTATGAAGACTCAAGGTAGAGTTGGTACTGCTGATAATGATATCAATGCAATCGCATCAATGGGAATGGTTCCTCAAGGTTATAGAGTGAACAATTTCTTAACTGATCCAGATGCATTCTACATTATCACTGATGTACCTAATGGTATGAAGTACTTTGACAGAGCAGCAATTAAAACTGCAATGGAAGGTGACTTCGACACTGGTAACGTAAGATACAAAGCTAGAGAAAGATACTCATTTGGTGTATCTGACTATAGAGGTATTTTTGCATCACCAGGTGCATAATAATTAGAAATTTTGAGGCGGACACAGTTCCGCCTCATTATGAAAGTAGAAAGGAATTTCATGAAAAAATTTACAGTCACAATAAATGCCTACGATCACTACGCAAGATTTGAAGTGTTATCAGAAGATAATGCAGTTTCCCTTGAACAAGCCATAGTTGACAAACTAGGAGAAAATGTTATAAAATGGGAACATATCGGAACTAAAGTTTTTGCTTCCGATAAATACAGAATAACCTATGAGGAGGTTATAGATGATACAAGACCTATACAAACAAAAAAGGTCCTTGGAGTTGAAGTGGGAACAAGAGCATCTCTCTAACGATAGATACACTCTTGAGATGGTTAGAATTGACGATAAAGTCAAACAGATCATCACAGACATCAAGCTTGAAGAAGCTAGAATCGCTCATTTACAGAACACTGTTGAAAGTTCTGCTCCTGAAGTTTCAGTAGCTACTTAGTAAAAAGCTACATCGTTGGAAAAATTCCACTCCGCACTGTAGGACTTCTTGCACTCTACTCAAAACTAGTATATAAAAAACTCACTATACAATTTAATTAGAATACTGACGCGTATAGTCGACGGCCTAGAGACAGTATTCGGAAACTAGGAGGATAATAATATGGCAAATACTACATTTTCAGGACCAGTAACTTCATTAAATGGTTTTATTGGTGGACCTAACCCAAATGCTGGTGACACTCAACAAGGTGGAACTAACACTTGGTCTGTTACTGATGCAAACACTGTTACTAATGGAACTGATTCATTAGAAGCAGCTAGCAATGAAGGCGTAATGATTTACGTTGACAATGGTGCAGCAGGCGCAGCAGTATATGCTTTTTCAGATGGAACAAACTGGAAAAGATGTGATACACTTGCAAATATTGCGTCATCATAATAAATAATTAGTGTGGACCTTCGGGTCCACATAAAATTTTAAGGAGAAAACAATATGTCATCAGACCAAAAATTTACAACACTTACAGCTGACGGACAGGTAAAAACTGCTTCAGGAGGATCTACTAATATTGGTCCTGCTAGAGTTACGTACATTCAAGCTACAGGTATTACAAATATAAAACTTTATGATGCAGCAACAGCATCTGGAGCTATTGTATTTGAATCTACTTTTGGAAGCGAAGGATTAGATATGTATATACCTGGAAACGGAATTAGATTTCAAAATACTATCTATGCAGATGTAACTGGATCAGGATCTGTTACTATCGGATATACTGGCTAGGAGGCTAAATGGCTAACACTACCTCTGGAACTACAATTTTTGAAAAAGGTTTTTCTATTGCAGACATTGTAGAAGAGTCTTATGAAAGAATTGGAATATCTGGCGTTTCAGGTTATCAATTAAAAAGTGCAAGACGTTCTTTAAACATAATGTTTCAAGAATGGTCTAATAGAGGTTTGCATTATTGGGAAGTTGCAAACAATTCAATTACATTAGTTAATAATCAATCTGTTTATACTATGTTTAGATCTACAGGAGATGGAACTTCTAGTGCTACAGCAGTTTATGGTGTAGATGATATTTTAGAAGCAAGTTTTAGAAATGCAGATAATATTGATACACCTCTTACAAAAATAAATAGATCAACTTATCAAGCGTTATCAAATAAAACTTCAACAGGTCAACCTACACAATATTTTGTACAAAGATTTATTGATAAAATTACAGTTACTTTATATTTAACACCAGGAACTGATCAAGCTGGTAAATTTTTTAATTACTATTATGTAAAAAGAATCCAAGATGCCGGAGACTATACTAATGATGCAGATGTACCATATAGATTTGTACCTTGTATGGTAGCAGGACTTGCATATTACTTATCAGTAAAATATGCACCTGAAAAAATTCAAATGTTAAAAATGTTATATGAGGATGAATTAAACAGAGCATTAACTGAAGATGGATCTTCATCAAGTTCTTTTATTACTCCTAAAACTTATTATCCAGGAACCTAATGGCAAAATTATCTAGAGGAAAATATGCGCAGGCAATATCTGATAGATCAGGTTTAGCATTTCCATATAAAGAAATGGTAACAGAATGGAATGGTAGTTTTGTTCACAACTCAGAATTTGAACCAAAGCAACCACAGATTCAACCAACAAGATTTACAGGTGACCCTCAAGGTTTAATGAATTCAAGACCTGCAAGAGTTGAACCTGCAACAGAAAATTTATTACCAGGAAATCCTTTAAGTTTGACTTCAGGATCAAGTACTGTAACTGTTACAGAACCTGCTCATGGAAGATCATCAAGTGATACTGTTGTTTTTAGAAATGTAGATGGAAGCCCAGGAGGCCTGGTGTATTCTTTATTTGAAAATACTTCAGGATTTAGTATAACAGTTATTGATACAAATAGTTATAGTTTTAATTGTGGAAGCAATGCAACTGTAACGGAAAATTCAGGAGGAATGTTTGTAACTGCAGGACCAGTTACTCTAACACCATAATGGCTTACACTTTAGCAAATTTACAAGATGATATTAGAAACTATACAGAAGTAGATAGTAATGTTTTAACTACAGGTATTTTAAATACTATAATTAAAAATTCTGAAAATAGAATTTATAGAGATGCAGATTCTGATGATAATAGATTTTATGCAACTTCAAACTTAGCAGCTGGAAGTAGATATGTAACTATACCATCTGATTTAAGATTTATTAGATATGTTCAATTAACAGATTCTAATAACAAACAAACTTTTTTAGAAAAAAGAGATACAAGTTTTATGGCTGAATATTATAATACTCCAGGAACAGCTTCTGGAATACCAAAATACTATGGTAACTGGGACGCTAATTATTGGGTAGTAGCACCTACTCCAAATAGCACTAATTTAATAACTTTAGCCTATACAAAACAACCAGATTCGATAACAGCTTCACCAGGAAGTACTCAAGGAACTTACACAAGTAATAAAAGAGCTTTACAATCGTACGCGATCGAACAACAAGGTCGAAGACGCCGGGATGAATGGGAAGATGGAACCATTCGTACTCCTCTTAAATCTGAATCACCATCAAAATACTAAGGAGATAATTAATGGCAAATATAGTACCTGACTCTTTTAAAACAAACCTACTTGGTGGTACGTTTGATTTTGATTCATCTGGTGGATCAACTTTTAAACTTGCACTTTACAGTAACATCACTGGTTTTAGTACTTCAACAACTGCTTATACAACTACTAATGAAGTTTCTTCATCTGGTACAAACTATACTGCAGGTGGAAATACTTTAACTAATAATGGTGTAGCGGTATCAAGTAATGTTGCATTCGTTGACTTTGCAGATTCTACTTTTAGTTCTGTAAC